AGAGGATTGCTCTAGCTCAAACCAAGATGCAGCTTGCGTCTCAGGCCCCACAGATACACAACATGTATGAGGTCTATCGGGACATGTACGAAGCGTTGGGTGTACGGGACATTGACAAGTATTTGATGAATGAAGAGGCTCAACAGCCCGTGCCTAAAGACCCTGCACAAGAAAACCAAGAAGCACTTGACGGTAAGAAGATGCAGGCGTTTCCAGGGCAGAACCATGAGGCGCACATTATGGCGCACCTTGTGATGAGCGGGTCACCGCTTGTGGGGGCGAACCCAATGGTTGCCATGAACTTACAAAAGCACGTTTTCCAACATGTCCAGATAGATGCGGTAGAAAGAGCCATGCGTGAGTCTGGCATGGAAGGACAGCAGCAGATACCTCCTGAAGTTAAGATGGAGATCGATGCTTTGGCTGCAGTGTATATGGCTGAGGGGATGAAAGCCGTACAGGATATGGGTCGCCAGCTATCTGGTAATGCTCAACCAGAT